GAACTAGAAATGAAAAACGAAAGAGACGTAGAAAAGAATTTTAACGAACTAGTTAAAACAGTGAAAACCACAACGAGAGAGGAATAGTTATGAGAAGATATTTTGACAATGATGATTATCCAAGCCCTTCATCTAAAAGCTATAAAGCTGAACCTAGTGAACCTTCTGTACAAGACGACACTAGAACACAAGATGTAAAAGCGGGCGAACTAATTACTAAAGATGATAAAGTAGTTGGTGAAAAAGCTAAGATGAAAGCTGGATACGGTCAAACAAAAGGACTTCTTTATTATAAGTACATTAAATAAATAATTAATGGATTATATTAAAGCGGCGGAGCATTTGCTCCAAAAAATACGAAAGAGAAAAGAAAATCTTTCGCAAACACTGGCTACAGGTAGTGTTCAGGATTTTGAACAATATCATAGAGTAGTTGGTGAAATCGCAGGTTTGAATATAGCGGAGCAGGAGATTCAAACTTTAAATAAAAATATGGAGGACATAGATGACTGATACTGTTCCAAATCGAGTAGATAATTTTGGCAGCACTGACATACAACCTGTAGAAAAACAGGAAGTTGGATTAACTGTTGAAACATTAGATTCGCACACGGAAAAATTACCGCACCCCACTGGTTATAGAATTTTAATCCTGCCTTTTGTGGCACAAGCAGTGACTAAAGGAGGCATACATTTATCTAAACAAACGCTAGACAAAGAACGACTAGCAACTGTTGTAGGTTATGTTGTCGAACTTGGACCTGACGCCTACGGAGACTTAAACAAGTTTCCTGATGGACCTTGGTGTAAAAAAGGAGATTGGGTTATATTCGGCAGATATGCTGGAGCTCGTTTTCAAATAGAAGGTGGCGATATGCGCCTTTTAAATGATGATGAAATTTTAGCAAAAATAGACAACCCAGAGGATATATTATCATAAACGTGGAGAAACCATGCAAGAAGAAGCACAAAAAATAGAACTAGAACTTCCTGAAGGAGAAGTTGATATAAGAGAAGCAGATGTAGACGATTCAATCACAACCGTCGAAGAATCTGTAGTTGAAGAGGTTTCTACCTCTTCTGAACAAGAACTAGATGCGATTAGTGATACTGTACAAAAACGTATAGATAAACTAACATATAAAATGAGAGAGGCAGAAAGACAGCGAGATGAAGCTGTTAATTACGCTCAAAACATCCATACGGACAATACTCAGCTAAAAGAAAAGTTAAAGAATTCAGATTCTTCTCTTTTCAAAGAGTACGACAGTAGAGTACAATCGAATATTGAAAGAGCAAAACTTGATCTAAGGGACGCTCAAGAAAAAGGAGATGCCGATGAAATTGCTAGTGCAACAGAATTACTTTCAAGGAGTGCAGCAGAAGCTGAAAACCTTAGAAGACTATCTGCACAGCAAAAAGCAAGACAAACTTCTAATGAGGAAGAAGTTGTCAACCAAGTTCCTAATTTTAACCAACCTGTTCAACAAGCTCAACCAGATCCAAAAGCAGAAGCTTGGGCTAACAAAAATAATTGGTTTGGAGATGATCAAGCGATGACCTACGCAGCATTTGGAATACATAGGCAATTAGTAGAAGAAGGAGTAGATCCCCACACTGATAATTACTACAACCAAGTTGATCAAAAAATTAGGGAATATTTTCCTCAAAAGTTTTCGGAAGAGCAATCTGCACCCGCACAACAGGTTGCAGCTTCTAGCAGAGGTGCTACAGGCAAAAGAAACGTGCGCAAAATAAAACTCACACCAAGTCAAGTAGCAATAGCTAAAAGACTAAATGTGCCACTAGAAGAATATGCGAAGCATATCGAAGGAGTATAAAATGACAGAAGATAATAAAACAGACGTCACCACTGATCGTAACTCACGATCTGCAGAGACACGAGATACACAAACTCGCAGAAAACCTTGGCAACCCCCGTCTATGTTAGACGCACCCGCAGCTCCTCCTGGATACCAACATCGTTGGATTCGAGAATCTGTAAGAGGATCAGATGATAAATCTAATATGTCGAAACGTATTAGAGAAGGATATGAACCTGTGAGAGCAGAAGATTATCCTGATTTTGAAGCTCCTACTATAGAGGATGGAAACAGATCAGGAGTTATTGGAGTTGGAGGTTTAATCCTCGCAAAAGTTCCAGTTGAAACCGCAAATGAAAGAAACGCTTATTTTAAAACACAAACAAGCGACCAACTTAACGGTGTAGACCATAACTATATGCGAGAAAGCGATCCTAAGATGCCTATTAAGGATAGTGATATTCAAAGGTCATCAAAGGTTCAATTTGGTAGTCGACCAGATGAGTCGTCTAAATAATAATAATAATTTTATATAGAGGTATATATTATGGCAAATACTGATGCCCCAAACGGGTTTACGCCAGCATACCACATGTATGGAGGTGTTATTCGTCCGTCTCGTATGAGAATTGCTAGTGCAACTAATGCATCAATCTTTTCAGGTGATGTTGTTTCTTTATCTAGTGGTTACGTAATTCAAGGCACGGCGACAAGCACTCCTATAGGTGTTTTTTATGGTGTATTTTTTACAGCAACTGATGGCACTCCAACTTTTTCTAAAGTTTGGACTGCTGACACGGCTACACAAGGCGGAGCGGATGCCGAAGCTTTAGTTTATAGCGATCCTGGTATCGTTTATGAAGCTCAATTTACTGCAGGTACACCTGCTGTAAGTTTTATCGGCAGCAAGTATACTCTTTCAACTACTGCGGGCTCAACGCTCAACGGTAGATCGAAAGAAGGTGTTACTGCAACAACTTCGTCAGGTATAGCTTTATGTGTAGGCTTTAACTTGTCCCCATCGAATTCGATAGGCGCAAGTGCAAGAGCTTACTTCACATTCCCGACGAATACGTTCGCGGTTTAATTTAGGAGTATAAATAATGGCAATTAATAGAGCACAATTAGTAAAAGAGCTAACTCCTGGACTGCACGCACTTTTTGGGTTAGAGTATGATCGTTATAACAACGAACATGAAGATATTTTCGACACCGAAAGTTCTGAAAGAGCTTTCGAGGAAGAAGTAATGTTAACTGGCTTCGGTGAAGCATCTGTTAAAGGGGAAGGCGCAGGAGTCGTTTACGACACAGCGCAAGAAGCTTGGACAGCACGTTATTCACACGAAACTGTTGCACTAGCTTTCGCCTTAACGGAAGAAGCTATTGAAGACAATCTTTATGATACTCTTTCTTCAAGGTACACAAGAGCCTTAGCTCGTTCAATGCAAACAACCAAACAGGTTAAAGCAGCGAATGTTCTTAATAACGCTTTCAACTCCAGCTTTGTTGGTGGTGATGGTAAAGAACTTTGCGCTACTGATCACCCGACAGTTGCAAACATTGACATGAAAAATGAGCTAAGTACGGCAGCAGACCTTAATGAAACTTCTCTTGAACAAGCTTTGATTGATATCGCAGCTTTTCAAGACGAAAGAGGTCTTAAAATAAATGCACAAGCAACGAAATTAATCATTCCGCCTGCTTTGCAATTTACAGCTGACAGACTCATGGAAAGTCCTGGACGAGTAGCAACCTCAGATAACGATATCAATGCTATAAGAAATATGGGCATGGTTTCAGGAGGATACGCGGTAAATCATTATCTAACAGATACTGATGCGTTCTTTTTAAAAACTGATGTACCTAATGGTCTTAAGCATTTCGTTAGAACACCTGTATCTACCAGTATGGAAGGCGACTTCGAAACTGGAAACGTTAGATATAAGGCTAGAGAGCGTTACAGCTTTGGATTTAGTGATTGGAGAGGAATTTTCGGATCTCCAGGAGCTTAATCTTTACAGTTCTTATTGGAAAAGGGATCTTCGGATCCCTTTTCTTTTTTGATTCGATGATATAGAATGGATTCGAACTAGGGTAATTATAATTAATCTATCGACTGACCTAGCAGACTCGCCAAGACGATAGAATTTTATTAAGGAGACTTAATATGGCAAAATCGACATTTTCAGGTCCAGTCAAATCTTTGACAGGATTTATTTCAGCAGGTGTTGGCAACAGCGTAAGCTTAACAGCAGACACCTCATTAACAGTAGCAGATCACGCAGGAAAAATCTTGTTGTGTAATGATGCAGACGGTAAATTTACTTTACCTTCTATAAATATTTCAGTTCCAACTGATTCAACAGACCCAAACCAGTTAAACAATATCGGGGCTTCTTTCTATTTTGTAATAGAAACAGCAGCTACTGATCTTGATATTTTAACTGACGGAACTGACAAGTTTGAAGGTGCGGTACTTATTGCTGTAGATGACGGAGCTAAAAAAGCTTTTGTTCCAGCAGCATCTAACGATGTTATGACTATGAATGGTTCAACAAAAGGTGGTATTGCAGGGAGTGTTGTAAAGGTTACAGCTATCGATGCAGTAACTTATTTAGTTCATGATTCATTGTTAATTGGTTCAGGAACTATAGTTACACCATTTGCTGACGCTTAATTTAGGAGACTAATATGAGCTCATCAGATGTAAAAGCCTCCGTACCTTTGACTGCTACTGGTCAGTTACAGGGAACCATAGGCACTGGGGCGGGCACAGCGACTAATTTAGGACCACTAAGAGTTCAGTCAGTACAGGCTCAAGCTAGTGCTGCCGATGCTACTATAAAAGTATACGATGGAACAGGTGCTTCTGGAACTAAACTTCTAATGGAATTTAAATTTGGTAGCGCGGCAAACGAATCGTTTGACCACTATCTGCCTAATGACGGAGTTTACTTTAAGAATGGGGCATACGTCGTGTTGGCTAATTGCGACTTCTTTGTTGCTTATCATTGTTAAAATATGGCAACCTCAGGAACTCGTACATTTAGTTTAGATGTAGCGACAGCAATAGAAGAGGCATATGAACTTGCGGGTCTAGAAGCCCGCACGTCATACGATGCCGTAACTGCTCGTCGTTCTTTAAATATCATGTTTGCCGATTGGGCAAATAGAGGTATTCAGATGTGGGAAGTTGTTAAAGTTGAACAAGCTTTAACTAAAGGAGATGAAACATACTCTTTAAATTCTTCTGATATCGATATTTTAGATGCGTACATACAAAAAACAGTAGGAAACACGGTTACAGATTTTTCGTTAAGTAGGATTGATCGTAACGAATATGTAAATATTCCTGTAAAAGCAACAGAAGCTAGACCCACACAGTTTTGGTTAGAAAGATTGATAACCCCTGTTATACACCTCTATCCAGCGCCCGAGAATTCAACCGACAAACTCATTTACTATTCTTGGCAAAGAATACAAGACGCAACCACGTCACTTAATGATTTAGATATCCCAAATAGATTTATGCCTTGTTTGGTTTCTGGGTTAGCTTATTACCTTTGTTTAAAAAAGAACACTCAAAAAATTTCTATAATTCAACCGTTATATGAACAAAATCTTGAAAATGCAATTAAATATGATGAAGATAGGTCTTCGATACATTTAGTTCCAAATAGGAGTTATATTTAATGGCATATGCCACAGGTAAATATGCTAATGCTATTTGTGATAGATGTGGCTTTAAATACCCGTACTTGTCTATGAAAACTGAATGGGATCACACACGAGTTTGTCATGAATGTTATGAACCGAAACATCCACAACTAGACCCTTCTCATCCTCCTGTTGATGCAGAATCTTTGTGGCAACCAAGACCTGATGTTAGTTTACCTCAGGCTCAGTTAGGAAGAGTTACAACTAGAAATCCTTCGGACACGGTAATAAGTCAAAAAGGAACAAACATGATGCGATTCAGAGACGACCCTAATATAGGTAGTAAATTTGTAGGGGAACAAGGATTAGGTGAGTTAGGCGATATCACAGTGGGCACAAGCTAATGGCAGGATTTACTTATAACGGACTAACCACAGCTATCCAAAACTATATGGATAACACTGAAACAACGTTTACAAACACAATACCAACGTTTATCCAACAAGCTGAAGAAAAAATACTAAAATCTGTAGACCTTCCTGTGTTTAGAGAAAACGTCACAGGAACTGGTTCTTCTGGTAATACTTATTTATCAACCCCCACAGATTTTTTATCTCCGCGTAGTTTAGCTGTGATTGACAGCAGCGGTAATTATAGTTATTTATTATTAAAACATGTGTCTTGGATTAGAGACTATACTCCTGCAGCAGCCACGACAGGAGACCCATTGTTTTATGCTTTATTCGACGATAATACTTTTATTTTAGCTCCAACACCAAACAGCAACTTTACATTTGAACTGCATTATTTCTATAGACCGTCCTCATTAGTAGATGCAGGCGGGACAGGAAGCACGTGGCTATCTACAAATGCGTCTAATACTTTGTTATATGGTTCTTTAGTTGAGGCGGCTATTTTTATGAAACTAACCCCCGCAGAAATACAGACATATGATGTTAAATATCAAGAAGGATTAACAAGGTTAAAATTATTAGGTGAATCAAAAGATGTAAGAGACGAAGCAAGGTACGACAGCCTAAGAGTACCTCCTCAGTAACTATGTTAAAAGAACCTATACCGTCGTTACAAGGAAAAAACATAGCTTTAGTAGCCATGGGGCAAAGTCAAATAGATTATCATTTATCAAGAACACATAGTTTAGCTTTTGACGAAATATGGGCTGTAAACGCGATGATTGGAGTTTTACCTGAAATAGACAGAGCTTTTATATTAGATCCTATGTTTCGATTTCTAGACACTGAAGACGCAGGAAGTATGACCCAAATGATGAGAAAATACCTTCCTCAAGCAAAATACCCCGTATATACTTGTGAACTTGACGAAAGAGTTCCGTATGCTGAGGAGTTTCCACTTGAACCTTTAATACAAGATTTAGGCTGTGCTTATTTTAATAATACTGTAGCCTATGCCATAGCTTTTGCATTATGGAATCAAGTCAGTCATCTAACTGTTTTTGGCGTAGATTTTACATACAAAACAAATATGCATTTTGCAGAGTCAGGGAAAGCCTGTTGTGAGTTTTGGTTAGCTAAATGTATGGAAAATGAGATAAATATCTCTGTTGCGCCAAGATCGAACTTGTTAGAAACTAGTACAAACACTAAAGAAAAACTTTATGGGTATCATAGATTAAAAGACCCTACCATTACCTATCAAAAAGAAGGTACAATAAAAACTTGTAAATGGTCGGAGGTAGAGCAGATTAACCAACCCGAACCGCAAATGATAGATAGAAATGATTTACCACCAGAACCAGAGGAGTATTAATGTTTTCACTTAATTCTGAAACAGAAGTTGGCAACCTTGGCGTTGTCACAACCGAGCACAGAGGGCACACTGTAGAAGAAGTTGCAGAAATGGCAACTAAGAGATTAGTTTCTATTAGCGACGAAGCCCCTGCACCCATAAGGGCACAAGCACATGCTTTTAGAGAAGCATGCAAAAAAGTTGTTATTTATTATATGCACGAGGCTGTAAAAAACCATGTATGTACAATATGTAATGAATTAGAAAAACAAGGTCAACACGACCTAGCAAATATTATTAGGAGACTATAATGGCGATAACACAAGCAATGTGCACTAGCTTTAAAAAAGAACTATTAGAAGCAAAACATAACTTTCTTGCCTCAGGTGGTAATAGTTTTAAACTAGCGTTATACACAAGTTCTGCAACCATGACTGCAGCTACTACAGCGTTTACAACTACAAACCAAGCATCTGGAACAAACTATACTTCAGGGGGAGCTGCCTTAACTAATGTTAATCCATCATCTTCAGGAACAACAGCGTTTACTGATTTTGCAGATTTAACATTTGGAACAGCAACAATTACTGCAAGAGGTTGTATGATTTACAACGATACTGCATCGGGGGATCCCGCTGTAGCTGTGTTTGATTTTGGCGGAGATAAAACATCTACTGCAGGAAGTTTTACTATTCAGTTCCCAACAGCAGACGCTAGTAATGCAGTAATAAGAATAGCGTAAATAGCCTATGGCTAACGTAACGGGCTGGGGTCGCGGAACCTGGGGTTCTGGGGCTTGGAGTGAAGAAGATCCTGTTGTAATAACAGGGTTAGCGGGCACTTCTGCGTTAGGCAGTTTAACGGTAACAGGACAGGCTAATGTAACCGAAACTGGTGTTGCTGGAACAGGTGGTCTAGGCTCTCTCACTATAGCCGCTGCTGCAAACGTTTCTGAAACAGGTGTTAACGGCACAGGAGGAATCGGCTCATTAATAGCTACGGGAGCTGCTAACGTAGTCGAAACAGGTCTAGCTGGAACAGGTGGTTTAGGATCTCTAACAGCTACAGGTATTGCAAATACTTCTGTGACTGGGATCGCAGCTTCGTCTGGGTTAGGATCTCTAACAGCTACGGGAGCTGCCACCATAACCGAAACAGGTTTAGCAGCAACAAGTGGTTTAGGCACTTTAACTCCTACAGGTGACGCTAATGTAGTCGAAACAGGTGTAGTAGGAACAACAGCTTTAGGTAATGTGATTACCGCAGGAGCTGCAATAACAGGTGTTTCAGGTGCTGCTTCTACAATAGCATTGGGTGAAGAAACTGTAACATGTGATGCTAACGTATTCCCAACAGGTGTTGCGGCTACTACGGCTTTAGGAAGTGTAGCTACAGTTACAGATAACGTATTTAGTATCACTGGTCTTGCAGGAGCAGGTGCAGTAGGAACAATAACTACTACAGCTGCTGCTGTAGTAATACCCACAGGGGTAGCAGCTTCGGGAGCAATCAGTCAAATACTTGTTTGGGGGAAAGTAGATGATTCCCAAAATGCTGATTGGTCGGGAATAACAGATACTCAAACCCCTAATTGGACGAGCATTTCTGATTCTCAGACTCCAGGATGGGAAGAAGTTGCTTAACTAATATGAAAAAAGAGAATATAATCAAAATGTACGGAGAATACTAATATGGCAAGCACATACGTAAATGACCTTAGACTTAATGAAATGGCGACAGGTGATGCGTCAGGAAGCTGGGGAACAGTCACAAACACCAACTTAGAGTTGATCGGCGAAGCTTTAGGCTTTGGCACAGAAGCAATAACCACCAACGCAGATACGCATACATCTACAGTAGCAGATGGAGCTACAGACCCAGTAAGGGCGATGTATGTTAAATATACAGGCACATTAGATTCAGCTTGTACAATTACTATTGCACCTAACACAATCAATAGGATGCAATTTATAGAGAACGGAACAAGTGGTTCTCAAAACATAGTAATTTCACAAGGCTCTGGAGCTAACGTAACGATCGCTCCTGGTGATGCAAAAGCAGTTTACCTAGATGGTGCTGGTTCAGGAGCAGCAGTAACAGATGCTTTTGCTAGTCTTTCTGTAGTAGACCTAAAAGTACAAGACGATTTAACAGTTACAGATGATGCCTCAGTAGGTGGTGATTTAGCCACAACAGGTGCTTCTACAGCAGCCAGTTATAATGGCATAACCAGTAAGACCTTTGGTACATCCTCCATAATGATTGGAGACAATGCGACTGGTACTATTGATGCTGCTAACTATAATGTTGGATTAGGTGTAGATGTTTTCGCAGCTTTGACTACAGGTGATTTTAATACTGCTGTAGGTTTTAGTTCTTTAAAAGACCTTACAACAGGAACTC